TAGCCAACGTTGCCTCTAATGACTACTCCTAGGGGCCCCCATTGCGGGCTTCCCGAGGGGCGTCGTTCTTGGATTTCAATGTTTAGTGGAATAGGATCATAAACGCCAAAAGAAGTAAGGCTGCTGGGACTGAACGCTTGGCTGTACCCATCGCGCCTGTTCTTGGCAAACATGACGCGGCATACGTCTTCTGAATCTGGTGCTCCATCGCGGGTTGGATCTTGGTTGTTTCCTAGTTTCTTGTCCTTAAAATGGACCCGGCCACTGTCTTCGTAATAGAGCCAAGTATTTGAGTCGCTGAATTGCCCCAGGGGGAGCTGACCAAATGCTGTGCGGTCAAAGTCAAGAGCTTTTATCTGAGCTGCTCCTAGCACCAGCAGAAGCTGCATGAATTGCGTGGAGCCATAGCTTTCCACCGCAGACCACACCAATGATGTGGCAATGCGTACACCGCCAGAACGGTTGTGTTCCTTGGTATTGCAATAAACAAGATTAATGGGGTCGCCGTATTGTGCAAGTTCTTGTAAGCTATTAAAACCAAGTCTTGGGCTGAATCGTTGCTCTCGCTGATTTCTTCCAGCTTTAGGCGATGAGGGCTTATCAGCAAGCAGCACTGCTGCCACTTGGAAAATAACGCCAACAACCGTTAAGGCAATAGATATAGTAGTAAGAGTAGCAACGACTGCTGCCGTGGCCGCTGCAGTGGCTGTGCCTGCGATAACGGCGGGCAAAGCGGCCAACGCCCCGTTCCTAACGTCAACTATTGTGCCTTCTTTAGGGTCACTATACGCTTCTTGAATTGACAGAAAGTCAATGTACTCCTCTTCCGTAACGCCAAGCGTTGCGATGAGATCATGCTCGTAGGGAAGAAGGCGCCTTGTCATTTGTTCATCTTATAGTAATAATCAGCGTTGAACGATGGGGCGTGTACAACTCTGCCTCCGGGGGCAATAAATACAATGCCGTAATCAGTCACGGTTCCTAGAGCTGGGCGCTCGCCACGGAATAGAGCAATGGCGCCAGTCGTGGGTGTGGTAGTGCGCTGACCGTTGTCAAAAAGAAATCGCATTAATATGCGATTAGGAAATGAGCCTTCATTGTATTGATTGTACACCCATTGATAAGCACTAGAAAAATTAAACATGCCAAGAAGATGGCGCACTTCGCAGCAAAGTTGGAAGCAGTCAGTAAAACCTTCTCCGTCGCTAGGTTTACTTCCCCATTTGTATTTAAGCCCAATAAGATGATTCATCGCAGGACAAGGTTCGCTTCAAGAGGCAAGATGCCAACGTTGTTCATTGTCAATACACGGGCTGGAAAGCCTGCCCCAACGCTATCCATAGAAGATCGAAAACGTAGTTCTATCGTGTTTTCATTAAACGTAGCTCCCACACCAATAAAGTAGTCAGTAAATTGTGCGCCATTCAATGCTCCCGCTGCATTAGTCCATAACGTTGTCAGTGCCAGTACGCTTAGTCTGTTACCATCACCTTCTTCTACCAAACGAATAGATACTTCTTGGCTGGGAAACAGAACGCGCAACTGCTGGTTGTCGCCATTAAGGCTTGCCAGTGCTCCATCAGCTTGAAATGGTGAGAATAAATAAGGTTTTTGTTCTGCGTCCAAGGGAGACTTAAATGTCTTGGTTTCTCCAATGAAGTAATTCTGAAAGCGATGCGGCTTGCCTGCAGCAGTGGTAAGTCTAAAGAAATTGCAAATGCGGATTTCAGAGGTCATCAGACATCAAGCTCCCCAAGTAGCTCCACTGACACTGTGCTGATGCCATTGTAAACTGATTGCACCGATGGAGCAGAAACATACTCCCAGCGAATGTTATATGGTGCCTGCACTTGTGCAATAAGAGCTGCGCTCATGCCGGCAAAGATTGACGATGGCAAGGTAAAGCGCGAAAAGCCTCCGTTCGTCGCATTGTAATGATTGAGAATTTGTAGAACAATGGTATCGCCAACATTACTAAATTCAAGCGTCAAGCCGAAACCACTGGGCTTATTGCCATAGCTTCTTTTTGCAGTGGTGCCAGCCAGTGAGCGATAAACTTTTGTTGGAAACGCGCCAAGCGTAAATTGACGCTGCGATGGTTTAAGAGTGGGGAATGTTTGAGACATCAGCGGCCTCCTATGCCTAGGCGAGAGCGCGTAGATGGACTTTGTTGAAGCTTGTCGAGAGTCATGCTCATGCCACGCTTGGCACCATCAGAAGCTGCTTGGCGGCGAGTTGCAGCCATTGCTTGTTCCAATTGATCACGGCTAACATATTCTACTCCATTGATATTAGTGCTTTGGAAGCTCATATTGAGGATGGGACTGCCACTTACCCTACCACTGCTTCCGCTCATTGCTTCACGCAGTTCGCCACCGCCAAAGCCTTTCATTTGCACTGGAATGGAACGGCCATCAGGCAATGGCACAATGGCCTCATTGTATTTGCCTTCACCAACCAGGCCAAGAGTGGGACCGTTGACCATACCGCCATTGGCAAATGCAGTGACGGGGAAGGGCTTCCAGCCGCCTGACGCTACGCCACCATTGGCTCCCTTGAGGAGGCCCGCAAAGCCTCCCACAGCACCTCCAAGGCTCATAAAGATGGAGCCAATGCCTCCAAGTACATTGGACGTGCCACCTTCCTTGATTTGACTGATGCCTGCAGCAATGCCCATAATAGAACCAGCAGCCAAACCAATTGCTGCCACAGTTTTGCCAAGACCTTGCGCAAACATACTTCCTTGAGTGTTGGCGCTATCTGTAGCAGTTTTTAAAGAATCGGGAATGTTCGTCGTCAATGCTTGATTCCATCCTTCGGCAGAAGTGTCCACTGCAGAAAGACCACTCTCAAAAGATTTGCCAATTTTTTCCATAGACTGAGACAGCGATCCAGTAATGTTTTCAAAATTTAAGCCATTTGTTATCGCTTTATCATTAAAAATGCTTGCAGTGTTGCCTGCTCCTTCTGTTCTTCCTGGCCCGGTATTGTCAGCCGTTCGTTCTGTTGCAAGCGCAATTCTTTCTTGCTTTGCTAGTTGTTCTTCAAGCTTGGCAAGCACTGCCTGTCTTTGTTTTTCTTCCGAAGGAAGACCAAACACTTCTTTTAATGAATTTTTTAAAAATTCTTCAACTGGTTTAAAGGAATAATCCAAGATAATTGTTAGCACTTGGTCAGTCAATTGTTGCTGAAACTTTTTAAGGGCTTCTGTTGGATCGCCACCCATGGCAACTTCTTTAATGAAGTTTTTGTAACCTCCAGTTGCGCTTTCAACATTGCTGTCGATGAGTTCAATGCCTTCTTGCATTTTTTTCAGGGCATCAGCCTGTTTAATGCTTGCAATGGTGTTTTCTAACTGAGCCACTGTCATCTCTTGCAGTAAGCGAGGAGCTGAAGCGATGGCATCATTAAGCGTCTGGATGCGTCCCTCAAGGAATTTAATTTGCGCGGCATTGTCCTTTGTCGGCTTTGTTTGAGCCAGTTCTTCGTTCAGAGAATCAAGCTCTTTCCTATAGTTTTCCACCGCAAGCAAGCTTTCATATTCAGTTTTGACCATCTCCTCCCTGAATTCAATGTACTCGCTAGGCATGCCTTGCAATTGGAGCTGATTGCGTTGCTCCATTAATTGATTTTCAAGCTTGAGCTGGGCAATGGGGAAAATAGTGCCCATATTGGCTTGAACGGTGTTGGCATATTGCTTAAGAGCCTCAGTGAGAGCATTTTGTTCAATCTGCAGTGCTTCTTTTTGCCTAAGTTCGGTAGAGACTTCTGCCCGTGTATCGCGAGCGACGCTACCTTTCACAGGCGCAGGGACGCCGGCTCCGCCAGTGATTGAAGCAAGGGCTTTATTAAACATTTCCTGGCTAATACCACCGGAACCTACAGCCAAATGCACATGAGTTTCGTGGTCTGCGTCGCCAGGACCAAGAAGCTCAGCAAAACCAACCCCTGACATGGCTCGCTTCAGAGCCGCAGTTCTGCCTTTCCAATCGCCTCCGCGCCAATCAGTAACATCAATGGCCTCTCCAGTGGGGTGATAGCCAGTGGGGCTATGTACTCCAGGAGTCACACCACCAAAAGCAGGATGCTCTTTGACCGTGAATCCAGCTTTCTGAAGGGCTTTCCCCACGTCAACAATGGACATGCGACCGCCACCGCCCATAGTCCCAGCATTGCCAGGAGCAGTGCTCATGGACGCCTCGTATACCGCTGCGCGAGCTTTTCTAATGGTCTCCAGGAACTGCATTTCAATGTCATGCAGCTTCTTCATTTCTTTGATTTGCCTTGTCTGGTATTCGTTAGCGAAAGCTTCTTTCGCTTCAAACTCCATTTCGGCTAGAGACTTTGCATGTCTAAAGGTTTCGTTATCTAAGCTGATAAGATGCTGGGCGTGCATTTTGGCGAGATCGTCTCGAAGCTTGTGGTAGCTTTCAAGGTTAGTTTTTTCCGTTGTATCGTCCTTCCCCCCAGTAGCGTCAACCTCTCCAAGAACAGGCGTCGGTTGATCAAGATTGTCATAGGCATACTCAACTTCTGTAAGTAATTGCCTTTCTCTTTGCAAATAACTTTCAATAAGCGATGGGTCCATGACCCTTCGTTGCAATCCTCTAGTGCCAGTTTTCAAGCCTATTTCTTCAAGACGTTTTCGTTCAGCTTCCGAACCTATGTCGCCGCCACTTCGTTGCACTTTTTCAAGTAACGCGATGTCTTTTTGGCGTTGTGTTTTTTCCTTCACCAACTGGGTGGACGACATGGAGCGAATCGCCTCTGCTGCGTCTAGCGCGGCTTTCCGCATATTGCCAAGCCTGTTGGCGGTCCTGTCAATATATTTAATTAACGCTTCAATTGCCGTTAAAACAAGACCGGCTCCTAGCCCAATGAGGGCCAGTCTGGCAATCCTTGCAGCGGTAGCAGTGGCCATCAGGCCTTTTGCAAACCCAACAAAACCAGTGCCAGCTAGTAGAGCATTGCGAGCCAACGTGATTAGCTGAGACGCCAGTAATGTTATGCCAGTTTTAGTTAAGAGTTGAATTGCAATTAATGCCACGCCAGCCTTTACTGCTAAGTCGGTCAAGAATCTTCCAACTGCTGTATTAATTAATTGACTCAATGCGCTTAATAAGCCCAGCGCCAACCGACCCAATATTGCAAAAGTGGGTGCAATGTCTTTAATTACATTGCCAATAGCGATAAAAATTTCTTGCAACTGTCGCATTGCAATATAAAGTTTTTTCGCAGTACCCTCCAGCATGTTTGCAGGCCCCATGTTGCCTGTTGCCGCAGCAGAGAACGCCGCAGCCGCTTTCGTTGCCTGATCAATAGCATCAGCGATTACTGGGAAGATTGCAGTACTGCCACTTTGTACAAGAGCATTGAACGATTCGTGAAACTTAGTCGTCGCAGTGGCTAATGCATTCATTGAGCCCTGCAGTGTTTGCGCCGCTCCAGCGGCACCTTTGCCAAATCGCTGCTCCAGTACGATTGGCACATTGCTCATTACTTGTTCAAACGCCTTTCCAGTGAAGGCCCCGTCTTCCATTGCCTTCTTAAAAGTGGCAATGTCCATCCGTGCTGCCTCTGCCATAATTGACAGAGCACCAGGAATGACATCGCCCAACTGCCCGGTCACCTCCTCTGCCATCAATTGCCCCTTGCTGCTCATTTGGGCAAAAGCATACGTCACTCGATCTACTTTGTCAGCGCTTAGGCCAAGTGTGGCGGACGCCTTTGAAATGCCTGTATAAAGGGCTTCAATCTGTCCAGTCTCAAAACCCGCTGGAGCCATGGAAGCATAAAGCTTAACAAACCCCTGCCGAGCACTTTCCAACGGAACATTGAAACGAGTTGCAAGATTGTCTACGAAAGTGAATGATCTTTCTGCCCCTGCACTACTGCCAGTAATTGCCAAAAGTTGGTTGTTAAAGGTCTGCAGTGATGTTGATGCCGTTAAAGCTTGCCGTGGAAGATCGATAAAAAATGCTAACGCTTTGTAAGCCGTGCCGTACAGCAAAACTTGTTTAGCAGCGTGCGCAAATTCACCTCCCAGTTCTTCAATCGCACCAGCCAATGGAATTTTGCTTTGATTAAAAAAGACACTACTTTGACGCAATGCGCCGGAAAGGCGAGTCAATGCTTCGTAGCCCTTGGTGGCAGAAGGTCCCATCATTCCATCGGACGGGAAGCCCCCTCCTCCCGGAGGAGGGGGAGGAGGGGGAGGAGGGGGAGACGATCCACCAAAACCTCCTAACGTGTTTCGCGATGCGCCGCTGCCGCCGAAAACATTTCCAGGAAGACCTGCCGAAATTGCAGTGGCACGACGAGAAAACTCTAAGAAGCCCCCCGATGGAGGATAAGAAGTAGGACGAGCCGTGGGCTCAAAAATGCCCATTGTTTGACTGGGCGCCACACCTCCGAATGTCCTCATGCGAGGCCTGCCTGATGCACTTTGCAGAATCCCAGGCGGCAATGCAGTCCTTGCCGCATTACCGAGTCGTTCCAATGCATTATTAAGAGTGCTTAGTGCGCTTTGAGCTTTCGGCAGTGTCCCCCTGCCAAAGAACGCATCATCAATAATTTTGTCTAAAGGAGAGGTGCCACTTGCAATACGAGCTTGTTTAAATGATGGCACAAGCTCTTCAAGGTCAAATTGATTTTGTGCAGCACCAAGCAGAGAGGAGGGAAGTCTTCCCGCTCCTAGGTTTGACATCCTGCTCCGATACAAAGCAGGATCGCCAGTTAGCAAAGACAGCGAATTAAGGATGCGTTGATTGCCGCGACCTGGGTCCATGGATGCCTCAGCCCGCGTAGGAGCTGTAACACCAGGAGTAGTCCGAGTGGAAAACCCTGCTGGCTTTGTGATAGGAGATAGCAATCCTCCTAGTGCAATACCTCCTACTTTCGCTTCCCTTTTGAGAGCTGAAATAAACTGGCGCATCTCGCCAACCATTTTGGTGCGCAGCGAGTTGAAATCACCAAGGCCAATCTCAAGGCCATCAATAACATCTTTTCCAATTTCAATACCTGTTTTCGCCGGGCTTGCAATTCCAAAAACTTTTTTTATGTCTTGGACGGTTCCCTTTGCCAGTCTTTCTGCTGCTTTTGAAACCTTGGATGACGGATCTTTCAGTCCAATTGCAAGACCGTTAACTGCTTCTTCTCCGCTGTCGCTAAACGCAGGAACAAGCGCGTCTCTAATTTCATTCTCGCTAGATTTTTTAAGGCCCTTACTAAGCTCACTAACTCGCAAATTGGCCTCGCGAAATAGTCCATAAAGCTTTTGAAGCTCTGCTCTGCTTTTGTTTTCTAGCGCCTCTTGGCCTGCAGCGCGTCCAGTAATGGCCCTGCCTACAGCTCCGGCGCCTGACGCAGGCCTCCCTTCTTCCTTGTATTTAACTTTAATCTCGATGGGGGTGGAAGTGGCTCTACGCAGCGTGGCTAGGCTTCTATTAAGTGTTGTCAGGCGATCTTTGGCTCCCTGAATTTGGGAATCATTGATTTGAATGACCGGCTTAATTTTTGCTAATGCCTTTAATTGCGCTTCAAAGTTTTTCTTATTGATTTGCAGATTAACTGGGTAATAATATGCAGCAGAAGCTTGCGCTAGTTTGCCAAGTTGAGTCCGAAACGCTGCAAGATCAAGCGTTACATTAAGCCTCAGCTCAGGAGCGGCCATATTTACACAATAATCCTATTCTTTGTAGTGTAGCTATTCACTGGCTTGTTTACGCGAAGAAGCCATTTTCAGCTCATCAGCCAACAATGCAATAACACGTCCGTCCATTCTTCTGGAACGCATCAGGCGTTGAAGCACTGCCAAGCTCTCATTAGAAAGCCCATTTTCTTTCTTAATCTTCTTGGTGTCGAATGGCAAGAAATCATCTACAGAAGCGCGAGCTTTCTTGCCTGCCAATGCACCTACCACTACTGTGCCAAGTTTGGCCGTAGAGATGCTATTAATGTTGTATTTGGTAACGTCATACTTCTCTAGCCATTTCAAAGCAACTACCACGTCTTTCACGCGCTGCTTACCAAAATTATTTCCTTCCCATCGGCTGTCCTTTAAGTCTGACGCGCTAAGACGAAAATAAATCTCGTCCCATTTCGTCAGACTTTTCAGGAACTGCCGCGCTTGTTTTTCTAGCCGCTCGGCAACGCTTCCTTCGTCTTCCGGGGCGCTTTTTTTGCTTGTCCCGCTTCTTTCGCCTCAGCCTCCTGCTCGCTCATGATGAACTCCATGCCCTTGCTGATCACTCGTCGGCCCATGCCTTTGGTGTCTTCAATGGACCAGTCATCAAGGGGCAACCACTCTTCGCCAATAAGCCCTTCACCACGACAACGAATGAACACAGTGACCATGCGAGCATTACCAGTTTCAACGCTGCCGCCACTATTGATCATGCTAAGCGTTTCTTCAGTGAAGTCACTGAGGAGTTCCATCTCGCTCATGTCAGCGCCGCCTTGCAGCAATGCGAATGCTTCGTCGAGAGGGATGTTCTTGGCCGTAGCAATGCGCTTCGCCAGTTGCACTGCGCGAATGGTCGCTTGGCTTTGGGCCTTGCTTAGTTCCTCTTGCTCAATGCCCTCCGCAACAAGCCATCCGCCATGTTTGCGAAGCCTTACTTTAGGAGTGAGTTCAAAATATTCAGGCTCTTCGCTTTGAAGCAGAAAACTATACTTGCTCATGGTAGAGAACGTTCAAGATGGCGTTGAACACCTTCACTCTTTCGCTTTGGGAGCGAAATTCTTTAGGCAGTTCAACTAAAAAAGAGTGATCTTCGTTTGCAATTCTAATAGTCTCTTCTGGAAGTGCCATAAGGCAAAGGATGCCTGCTTCGATGCTGGCACCTTCATAATTGCAGTTGATGGCATGGCAGCGGCCATCGGCGCTCCATAAATAGTCAATTTGCATTGAGACTGCCTAATGCGACACTTACTCTAGACAGCAACGCTTTGCCAATTGGTTTTCTGAATGAAAATGCCATTCCTGATACGTCGTCGGTAAAAGCACGATCATAGGGATCATTGGTTCCAGCTCCTTCGTGTACATACCAAGCATATTCTCTTCCGCTTCTGTTTTTAGCATTCCAGTGCCAAGAAGCCGTAGCGCCGTCCCTAAACAACTGGAAATTGTAGCTTTCAACGCCACTTCTGTAAAGCTCGCCCAAGTCATAAATATCCCTAGGGCTTCCCACTGTATCGCCATTTGCCCGGATTGTCAATGGGCTGTGCTCCCATTTATCCTCTTTGAATTGATCGTCCCAAAAAGCATCGTTAATATCTTCTCTTGTCCAGCTCTCAAACGCCTTTAACAATGCACGCTCAATGTCATCTCCGCCAAAAAATCTTGCTCCAGCGACGGCCATGATTAGGGACCAGGATAAAGGCGGCGAATGGTCATATCAGGAATGATAAAGCGACAACGTTCGTAAGCAATGTCATCACCAGGCGTAAATCGTAACGATGCATCGGGAAATCGCCTTACCATCCTGTCCATCGCGTCGGCAATTTCTTTTCCATCAGGGTTGTATTGCACAAGTATGACTTCCCATTGCTGCAGCACGCTTACAATTCCCACGCCCGCTTCGGGCAGTAATTCTGGATATTGTCGCATTGTCACTTCTAGCCCTGTCACCTTCCATTCCGTTGGCACGCTTTTTTGTCCCACCACATACACAGCAGGAATGCTTGTGCCATTCGGAAAAGTGTAAGAGCCAATTAAATTAGGCGCTGCCGAAAGTAGTTCAACAATGGTCTCCCGAAGCTGAGTAATGTTCACAATAAAAAAGCCTCCCCGTAAGGAGAGGCTAACAGAAAACAATCAAGCGAAGGCTTAAGAGTTAGGAGCAGTTGGGATGATACTGCCAGAGCTAGTAGCATTTTGGTGAACACCAATGCGACCACGGCTGATCAGGTCAAAGGTGCATTCAACGAGGTTATCAGCAGGATAGCTTTCGTTGTAGTTCATCACAGTGGCAACATAAGCCACACGGTCGTAGTAGTAAGTGCTGCCACTCACGCCAAGCTGCTTGTTGATCTCAACGTACACTTCTTGGTTTTTGTCGTAGCGAATGGCGCTAATCACCTGGAAAGCTTCATCAAAGCTATCAGGAATAAATACCGTGCCGTCTACGTCCTTCTGAAAATAAGAAGTGATGGAAGCAGTGGCCTGACTGGTGACGATCACGCTATCAGCAAAGCCACCGCCGCCAAGCAGGTAGAATTCAGTGTTGCCGTCGTTGAAAGCAACAGAAGCCGTCGTGGCTGCTTGCAGCGTGTAAAGAGTGGGAGCGCCGCTAACAGTGAACGTAGCGCCGGATTGAGTGATAACTGGACGGCCAGTGCCGCTGATAGAACCAACACGTACAATTACGTCTTGGCTCTTAACCAGTTCTGTGGGGTGGTAGAGCATGAGATTGCCTCAGCAATGGGAAAGAGAAAGTGGTTAAGCGTCAAACGTTTTGTACGCTTCCTTTACCAACCAGTCTAAAGATGCCTCTGATTGGTGCGCCTAGGAACTGCCAATAATGTTCAGCAATTTGTTCGTTCGGCAATAGCTCAAACCGTCCTTCCCTTCCATTGATGGTGGCAGCAGCAGAACTGCCAGGAGTGACACCAGAGAGGGCTAGAGGCCCCGTCAAGCGTCCTTCCATGTACACAGCCGTATTATCAGCACCAAGCAAATAATCGTACTGTGGATTACGCTTCTGCTTCAATGTGGCATAGTATGTCACGCCAGTAGAAGTGGGAACGTAATTGCCAGTGCCTGATTCAACGACATAACCAGAAGCCACTGACCACACAAGAGTGGCATTAGCTAAAGGTAAGAGGACGTTCGTCATGCAACAAAACCAATGGAGAAAGAACCAGCGACGGTTTCAAGCATTCGTTTGAACTCTTGGCCATATTGTGTGGCCTCAAGCCCCTTGCCATATACCTTGCCTTCTGTGGCACCAATTTGGATGCCCATTTGTGCAAGTTGAATGGCAATGATATGTGCAGCGAGATGTTTTACGGCGCGATCAGTTTGATCTCCAAAAACATCAGCACTAGCATCCGCTGTAGCTTCAGAAAGAGCCCCGTTTACAATTCCCGATGGATGGGGCGTAAATTCAGGGAAACGATCAAGAAACGTTGCATAGGTAACAGTCATGGTCAAGCCCTTCCTGCCTTAATTGCTTCTTGACGCTTGGCAATAGCATTGCGAACCCTCACTCGCCCTTCAACTTTTTTCCATGACGCCAGTTGATCTAGGTCATGAATTAGTTCAATGGTCCGAGAGGCTTCAATGATGGGGAGATTTGAAAGAGTTTGAACGTCATGTGGAATGGTTTCCACAGTCGGCTGTTCCCTCACTTCTTCAATGGCGCCAATGGTCATCATCCGTTTAACGGTTGAATTGTCACGAGCCTTTTTCCATTGATCTTCTGGCACTCCCTGGTTTAACCCAGGCACCAGTTGAATCATCCCTCCATCAGTGATGATGCCGAAGCCACCTTCACGAGGCGGATTTTCAAGCTCAGGGCGGTAAGCAATTAACATTTTATGTTCAATTAGAACTGATGATTAGCTTAACGCCCATTGCCTGACTAAGCTCAAGACGAGGCTTGAACGTAGATGACGCTCTTGGGGTAGTACAGAGCCACACCACCCACGCGAGCGTGAGCAGGGACAATGAACTCAAGACCGCGCTGCTGGGGCGGGAAAAGCTCCAGCGGTTGGGGGATGTGCAGTTGCACTTTCTCGGGGTCACGCTTGTACACCACCATGCGGTTGGTGTTCAGAACGCTATTGCTAGCATCCAGTTGGTTGATAGGCTCAACGTTACGGATGTAGGGATTCGTCCTAAGGAAATACTCAAGCACGGTCACGTCCGAAGAATCGGAGTTGCGGGTGGTGCTGATCTTGTTGTAGTCCTCGTAGGCCAGCAGGATGGTGTCGGGCTGCTCCTTCATGTTGGAGGCGTTGATGATGGCGCTAACGCCATAGTTCAACAGTTCCAGCATTTCCTGAGCGGTGGTGCCGCTGCTGGTGAACCACTTGTCAGCAGCGATCACGTCAACAGTGGAGTTGTTGAAGAAACCAGCAAGTCCAACGGTGGATTCACCGAACATTGCAACGTTTTCAACTTTCTCTTCGTAAGCACGACGAACGGCAGAAGCGCGACGTTGCTCAAGAGCAATGTTTGCCATTTGAGCGGCACGCAGTTCTTGCACGGTGTAGCCAAAGCTACCGCCGAACGAACGAATGTTAATGCTCTTCTCCACTTGGCTGATGTCGGCACGGGGCAGATCATCAGCAGCATCCGCAATCAGCTTGAACTCCCCAGTGGAGTCCATGATGCGGTAGGTGAAGGTTTGTGCGCCAGGACCAGCTTCGCTAGTTACAGGCAGCAGGGTGGGGTACTTGATGTCGGCATAAGCAACTTCAAATACTTGGGGGCGGATGTACTCAAGCTGACGCTCAAGAAACAGGCCCGCGTCGTCCATGCGAAAATCAGACATTAGTAGGACCTCCTATCAAGAATCAGCGGAGAGAGTGAAGCTCGGCCCGTTCAGCTCCAGCACTGCCAGTCCGCTTCCAGTGGTGGAAGTAAGGAAACGAGCATTGGAAAGACGAACGGTCTTGCCCGAAGCAAAAGCATGGCTGAATTGACCAGCCTTACCAGTGCCACTTGCGCTATAAAGCACACGCACAGGCGATGCGGGA